CTGGCGTATTGGCGAAACTCGGAGATACTGCGGGGGCGCGGGATCGAGGCGGGTCGGTGGCCTGACCCAGAGAGACCGGAAAGCCCACGGGGCCGGATGGTCTTCTACCGGGAGATGGTCGGGAGTCTGTCCGAAAACACTGAAACAGTGGCAGCAGAAATCGAGGCATATAATATCGGGACGGTCCTGGTAGACAGCGCGATACCGGCGTGCGGAGGGGAGGCCGAAGCCACCAAGCCGACGCAGGACTTCTTCACCGCCTTACGGGCTATTAAACCCGCCAACCGCGACCTCTCGACCCTGATCATCGCCCACGTTACGAAGGAATCGACCAATAGCAGCGCGACCGCGACGCCCTTCGGGTCGACTGTATGGAAGGACCGGGCGCGGGACACGTTCGAACTGAAGGCGAGTCAACTGCGGAACGCGGCATATTCGGACTTTGCGCTCCATCACAGGAAGTCGAACATGGGGCCGCTGCACGACCCGCTGGGGTTCCGGCTTACGTGGGCCGACGGCTGCACTATCGAGGCCCTGGATATCCAGTCGAACGCGGAGCTTGTGGCCGGTTTGCCGATCTCGGAGCGGGCGAGGATTGCAATTGTGGAGACCGGGCCGATGACGACCGAGGCGTTGGCGGAGGTGCTGGACTCACCGAGGTCGACGGTGGCGTCCAGCCTGTCGAGGGATCATCGGTTCGCCAGCCAAAACGGACGCTGGGAGCAGTCGGAGCAGGACTGGTAGGGTAAACCCACCGGGGCGGGGCTTCGGCCCCTCTCCGGCGATCCTGGGGCGGCTAGGAGGTGTCTATTAATGCAGCAGCAGGCTGAATTCGATTGGTTGGCAGAGGGTAAGCTGGAAACGGAGTTCTGGGAATATCACGCGAAACATCCGAAGGTCTACCGAACGTTGGTTCATTTCGCTCGACGGGTTCGGGCGAATCGCGGCCCCGACGCCGTCGTTGGGATCGCGCTTTTGTACGAGAGAGCGCGGTGGTCAATCTGGTTTGAGTCCCAGCGTGACGAGCCATCGCCGAAGATGTCCAACAATCACCGGGCGTACTATGCCCGGCTGCTGATGGAGCGGAACCCGGACCTGGAGGGAATCTTCAGGCTGAAGCGTCAGCGAGTCCAGGCGACGTTCGGCCCAGATAACCAGACGCTCGACCCGAACGAACACGTAGAATGACGGCGATAAACGCGGTGGATCATAGCCCCGTCTGGACTCTCACTCCGAGGGTCTGGGCGGGGCTTTTTTGTGTTTACGGAGGAGGGCGCAACGACCCCCGCAACGGAACGCAACAGCTACAACCCGTTGCGGTGCAATTGCGGGACGTTGCGGCGCAACAGATACAAGCCCTCGCGCGTGCGCGTGCGTAAGAGTCTTAGACTAAGACAAGAGACTAAGACTTAGCCCTGAGCCATTAAGCGAAGGGCTAAGAGACTAAAGACTAAAACAAAGAGACATAGACAGACGCCCACTCGCCCTAATGGGCTCACTGGCGTCAATATCTCTGGAGGACTGATATGGACTCATTGACCATTGAGATTATCCCGGACTCAAGACTGTCGAAGAACGGCTTGAGAAAGAGTAACTGGAGGGTGTCCCAAGCCTTAATGAAAACGGCCCGAGAGGATGCCTACCTGCTCGGCCTCGCCGAGATGCCGGTCGGCTGGGAGACGCCGGAGAAGGCGACCGTCCAGGTTACCCAATACTACGCCCGTAGGCCCCTAGACTTTGACGGCCTCGCCTGCATCGTCGCCCCGTCAATAGACGGTCTGGTAGACTGCGGGGCGTTGAAGGACGATGACCCCGGTCATATCACCGGGTATAACCTGGGCCATGTGAAGGTGATGACCCTGGCCGAGAACCGCGTGGCGATCACGATCACGCCTGTCAGCGAATAGGAGGAACAACCGTGGAGAAAACGCCGCGAGGGCCGTATTATACGCAAGACCCTGAGTGGTACGATGCCCGCCGGGAGCGCATCGTCCAGGCCCGCCGGGAGGGTCAGACCCTGACGGCTATCGGCGAGGCCTGGGGCATAACGGGCAGTCGAGTGAGACAGATCATCATGAAAGAACTGCATTTCCGTAAGACGAAGTCGTTCCGGTGCGTTCGGTGTGGGATCGAGGTGGAGGCACTGCCGACCGGCACGACTGACCTCATGGGCGGGACTCATTTCACGTACCATACGCCGAGGGGGTGGTGGAGCGTCACCAACCGACACGAGATGCTGCTGTTCTGCGCCGACGAGGTGGTGACCATAATGGGCGGCGAAGTTCAGGAGCGTGGCCGGGGAGGACAGGATGAACTCTGACCGAATCCGTATCACCACGGACATAGATTTGCACTGCTTCTGTAGCGTTGACGGAGGTGAGGCCACGAGGGATGATCACCGGTTGGACTGCCTAGTCGGGTCTATCCACGCGGTGGCCGGTGCGTTGAGGCTCCTGGGCAATAATGATGCGGCAACGTCGATGGGAGCTATTGAAGCCCTGGGCGCAGTTGTGCAGGAAGGGTTCGGGGATATAGCGAGAGCCATGAACGGGGAGGGCTGATGCAGATCAGAGATCATGTGAAGGAACGTCGGACGTGGCGATGTCGATACTGCGGGAACCCGCCAGCCAATAACAAGCGGGGCCAATGGGGTCGGGCTTGTTCGGGATGCAAGGGATCGCTCACGCGGATGCTCCGCTCTGGTACTTATGGGCGAACCTATGCGAAGGCAACGAAGGAGCGGCTCATGGGGATGGTGTACGACCACCTTAGCGGAAAGTGGATAGACGATGCAGATTAGAGACCGGATCAAGGAACTTCGCCGCGTCCCGGCGTCCGAGCTTATCCCGAACCCGAAGAACTGGAGAACCCACCCTATCGAGCAACAGGATGCCCTTAGAGGCGTATTAGCCGAGGTTGGGTATGCAGATGCATTGATTGCCAGAGAAACGCCGGAGGGGCTGATGCTGGTGGATGGTCATCTGCGGGCCGAAACTACGCCGGATGCGGATGTCCCTGTGTTAGTGCTGGACATCGACGAGGCCGAGGCCGACCTGATGCTGGCGACCCTCGACCCGCTGGCGGCTATGGCAGGGCGGGACGAGGAGCGGCTGACGGAGTTGCTGCCGACGGTGTCATCTGACAACGACACGGTGAACGCGCTGCTCCAGACCCTGGCGAACGGGTACGAGCCGCTGACGTTAGTTGGGCCTGAGTCTGTATCGTCAGACGAGGGCTATGCTGAAGCTGTCGATATCCCGATATATGAACCGACAGGAGAACAACCAAGGATCGAAGAACTTAGAGACCGCAATAAGGCTGATGGTCTAATCAATGAGATTCAACAAGCCGAACTGCCTGATGAGATCAAGAAGTTTTTATTGGATGCAGCGGAGCGTCATGTGGTTTTTAACTTTCAACGCATTGCGAATTATTATGCCCATGCTCCTTCTGATGTTCAGACCCTTATGGAAAAATCAGCCCTGATTGTTATTGATTATGACCAAGCGATAGCAGATGGATTTGTTCGGCTCAAGGAGGACATTGACGAAGCCTTTTTTGAGGATTATCCAAATGCGTAAGGACTTCTGTGTATTTATTCTGACACATGGGAGGCCGAAAAAGGTTCATACTCTGCGAACCCTACGGAAGCATGGGTATATGGGCAAGGTGTTCATCGTTATCGATGATGAGGATGAGACCGGAGATGAGTACAAACGCATCTATGGCGACGATGTCCTAGTGTTCTCCAAGGACGAGGTCGGGCGTTACACCGATCAGTTCGATAATTCCTCAGACCGCCGAAGTATTACATGGGCTAGGAATGTCTGTTGGGATTTGGCGAAGCAAGTAGGGTATCGATATTTTGTTCAGCTTGATGATGACTATACGCATTTTAGCTATCGTAGAACTGGTAAGGGGCATCGGCTTAGTTCTTCAATAGTGGGAGAATATCATAGTTGGAAAATGAAAAGTCTTGATGTGGTCTTTGAGTCATTTGTTAGGATTATTGAGACAACGCCAATCAAAACTATTGCGTTATCTCAAGGTGGTGACCATCAAGGAGGCAACCAACGAAAGTATAGGTTTAAACGCAAGGCGATGAATAGCTTTGTGTGCGATGTGGATAAACCGATCAGGTTCCGAGGTAGGTTAAATCAAGATGTTACTACGTATGTGTCCTTGGGGGGTATAGGGGATTTGTTTTTTACTGATATGGGCGTATACCTTAGTCAGCATATATCACAGACGAATACCGGGGGGCTTACGGAGTATTATTTAGACACTGGGACGTTTGCAAAATCCTTTTATACTGTTATGGCTGCGCCTTCCTGTACGACTATTCAATTGATGGGCAATACAAATAGACGCTTGCATCACAAGATTGACTGGAACAAGGCCGTCCCATTAATCATCTCCCAGGAGTTCAAGAAGGCGGTGAAGGTCTGATGGCGAAGCGTAAACAGCCGGGACTCTACCCGACGCCGCAGAAGCGGGCCGAGTGGGAGCTTCGCCGGTATCAGATGCTGGAGCTGTACAAGGGCGGCGCGACCGAGAAACAAATCGGTGAGACCCTGGGCGTCGACAAGTCCCAGGTTCACCGGGATATCAAGCGAGTCCTCAACGACCTCGCCGAGAAGTATAGCGGCATGGCCGACCAGATGCGCGGCCTCCAGATGGAGCGGTACACGACCCTCCTGTCCCGGTGGTGGCCCCAGGCTCTGGCCGGCGACGAGGCCGCGACCAAGATGGTGATGTCGATCATGCACCGGATATCGGAGATTAACGGCGTGATTCCGAAAGAACCATTGATCACCATCGACCAGCGGGCAATACACTTGACCCAGGGCGAGGTCACATTCTCAATCGAGGCAGCAAGTGGCAACTACCTCAACGGCAACGGCCCCGAGGGTGACCTATCGGAGACCGAGCCTTTACCCGAAGCAGCAGGCGGCGATATTCAGCCCTGACCGTTACGGGATCATCGAGGGCAGTACAAAATGCGGGAAAACCGTCGCCTGCATCGCGTGGATTCTGGAGCAGGCGATGGGAGGGCTGCGGGGTCAGGCGTTCTGGTGGATCAGCCCCGTCTATCCCCAGGCCAAAATCGCCTACCGGCGGCTCAAGCGCGGCCTGCCGGAGACCCTGTATACGGCCAACGAGTCCGAGCTAACGATCACCCTGGTGAACGGGGCGATCATCTCCTTCCGCTCTGCGGAGAAGCCCGACAACCTCTACGGTGAGGATGTCTACGCCGCCGTGCTGGACGAGGCAACGCGGATGCGGGAGGAGGCGTGGCACGCGATCCGCTCGACCCTGACGGCGACCAGGGGCGATGTGCGGATCATCGGCAACGTCAAGGGGCGGCGGAACTGGGCGTATGCCCTGGCGCGTCAGGCCGAGGGAGGGGAACCGGGGTGGGCCTATGCGAAGCTTACGGCCTCGGACGCTGTCGATGCGGGGATCATAGCGTCGGAGGAGATCGACCAGGCCCAGCGGCAACTACCGGAGAACGTATTCCGCGAGCTTTACTATGCCGAGCCGTCCGACGACGGCGGGAACCCGTTTGGGCAGGAGGCGATCCGGGCCTGCATCGGGGACATCTCCGGCAATCCTCCGGTGGTCTACGGGGTCGACCTGGCGAAGAGCGTCGACTGGACGGTCGTCGTAGGCCTCGACGATGCCGGGGCCGTCTGCCGGTTTGATCGATACCAGTGGCCCTGGGAGGAGACCGTGCGGCGGCTGGCCCAGGAGATCGGCACGACGCCCGCCATCGTGGACTCCACCGGGGTCGGCGACCCTATCGTCGAACGGCTTCAGCGGGAGCTATCGAACGTCGAGGGCTATCACTTCTCCTCGACATCGAAGCAGAAACTCATGGAGGGATTGGCGATGGCGATCCAGACCGGGGAGGTGCGGTATCCCCAGGGCGTGATCGTCTCCGAGTTGGACGTGTTCGCTTTTGAGTACACGCGGACGGGCGTCCGGTACTCGGCCCCGGACGGGATGCACGACGACTGTGTCATGGCTTTAGCCCTGGCGATCTATGGCCGGACAGGTGCGCCGGGGGTCGGGGTATGGTAATTCTGAACGAGTAATGGAGTGGTTATGATAATTCTCGAAGGCGGTTCGCGACATCCGAAAGCACGGACAGTGGTGCTGGCTGATAGAACAGAGACAGATTTGCCGTTAGATAGTAGTCACTGGCCGTTTTGCCCGATAATCGTTGCCAAAGAATCGAATAGCTACTGGCTTCTTTGTAATAAGACAGCCATCTATCTGGTGCAAGGGACGATGCTGTGCGAAGATCATGCGACGCAGTCAGAGATTCAGCCATCTGACATATGCACCTCAGATTCGCATGTTGTTCTTCCGGGGCTGCATCGTTGTCTATGTAGTGTTGGACAGAAAGACTGAATGAAGCCTCGCATAGCTGACCTGTTCTGTGGTGCTGGTGGGGTCGGGATGGGTTTGTCCCGTACAGGTGCGCCAGGGGTAGGGGTATGGTGATTATATGCCTGGAGGCGGTACAGGGCGTCAACGGGCAATCCGTTAACGGATACGCCAGGGCATGACGGAG